TATAGGTCACCTGTCCCGCGTCCGGTGTGATTGCCGGATGGACAACGTGCATGAGCGGCTATGTGCCGTCCGATGCGTCGAAGTCCGTGGCCTCACCGACCGAATAACGCCGTATGACGTAATGACCATCCGCGAAAGCCTTAAGCCTCGCCTCAACGTCTTTGTAAGAGTAGCCGCTGATGCTCATTGTATTCTCGTAGGTATGTTAAATGCTGAAATATCTCGTTGGCGTTCCTTCGCAAAACTACATCGAAACGAGTGATGTCGCGTCCCGATAATTCCTGAAGTATGTGATACCATCCCCATCTTTCCGTCATGGATTGGTCAGCAACTCCTCGTCTATCAATCTCAGCGCCTCCTTCATCTCCATAACCATCGTCCGGTTCATCGCTTCCGAATACCTGCGGGAAGCGCTCGCGAACTCGCGTGAGATGATCGAAAAAAAAAGCAGCACACCGTTGTACGTTTCCATCGACACCTCACCGAACAGGGGTGCGCGTTCCTTCGCTTTCTCGCTGTCGTAGTCCTCAATCGCGTACTTATCCCCGACCTTCATGGTCACAGGACGATACACCGCAGCCATCATCAGTGTGATGAGTTCCGCGCGGCCCTTCCCGATTTGTTCAGCGAGGCCGGTGATGTCGATATGTTCCTGGAAGGTAATCGCGTCGAGTGAGGGGATGAACCCGTAATCCTTCCCGCCTATCTTCAGTATGCGCTCATGCTTCGCTGTGTCGGTCGTGATAAGGTCGTGGAAGGTCTGCACGATGAACTGAACCGACTTAGCCTCGATGCCTCCTGCGAGCTTGCGCGTTAATCCGGTCGCAGCCATGACGCGCTCGATGTCTGTCCGCGCGGTCTTGAACGCCACGAACTGGTCAATGGTAACGTCAGCGAATAGCGAGGGGATCTCTACCTTCATACGCCCTGCGGGATTATGATTTGAATAGGCCCGCCGTCCGCGCCGGATACCTCCGTGCGCTCGATGTACCCGCGCTTCTTCCCCTTGGTCTTCAGGTAGAAGATAACGGCTGAAGGGACGGGTGAATCTTTGACCTGTTGAATACCCTCGTCAGTCAGGACCTCCTTCATAGGCCCGTCGATCATCTCGTGCAGCTTCGATTCTGCGAAGTCGAGGGCCATATCCGCAATGGATTCAACAGCGGCCTTGTAATCGGGATCGCTGTCGAGCCATTTGTAGTGCGTGGTGCGGTCGATGCCCGCCATGTCAGCGGCCCGCGTTACGATGCCGAGCGTCTTTTCGAGCGCGGCAATCATCTTCCTTTTAGCAATGTCGCCTGATGTAGCCATAACTTACACGGTTTCAGGTTTCTTCTTCACTGTCAATCGCAGCTTTTCAATCGCATCCTTAACGCATGACGAGCACGTTTTGACTTCATGCCTCAATCCTGTAATCTCAGTGATTTCACGATATAGGCGCGTCAGTTCGTCGGGCTGCAAAAATCCTTTGTTCAAAAGCGATGTCGTCCACTCCTCCAACTCCGCGCGTTTCTGTTCGGTGATCTTATACGCGCCCCACTTTTCGAGCGGGCAGGACTCCCAAATCAGTTTGGCCTTGAACTTCACCACGCACCCGCACAGGCGTTTCTTCGACCTGTATTTTGTGATGGTGTTTTCAGCCGGTACTTTCCCGCCAAGTATCAACGTGCCGCAACTCCCCGTCGATTTGACGAAATGCGGGCAGGCGTTACAGGTGGATAGCCTTTCGCTGTATATGGCTGTCGGTACGGTGAACATTGCGTATAGTGTTGATGATGTATGATTTGCGGACGTAAAGGTATGAAACTGAAAGGCCACACGCAAGGGCGCACTCGCGGGCGTCAAATTCCGGTGACTGCATCGCCCTGAGCAGAGTCTGGTCGAACTCATCAAACAGGTGCGCGTAGGTTTCCAGGTCGTGCTGCTCCGGTGTGTCGCTGTCGTCGTGCGGATCACCGGTCAGCCGGTCGGGTTTATTGGTGCGCATGGTCGATGTGAACTCGTTGGTGATAGCTGCCATAACGTATGCGGGCAGGTCGTCCGGTGGGCATGGGAGAGTGTCATTCTCGAGTATTCGGGTCAGGATATTATGGAGGTTATCTTCTGCGTCTTGAATGTCGCCGCACACTTTAACGCTGAATCTCAGCCATTTACCGTAATTTTTTGCGATGACGTTATTTAGACCCATTCTAAATTTCAACTATTTTTATGCAAAAATTTGCATATGCAAAAAATTGATATATCTTTGACCTCGTTAACCACAACACAAAACTACAACAAAAAATTTAAGCCATGCTTTACAATTCAAAACTTACCACCGTTGCACTGAACGACAACCAACACCTCAAAGCAATCCGTGAGGCTAACATTGCCGAAATCTATTGCTCTGGCTACACTGAAGGCAAACGCGATAAGTCACTCGACGGATACTATTACAAAGGTGAACTGAAATTGAAATAACCCGCTCCAACCTCCCGCCGCCCCGCCTGATCCGTCAGCGCGGGGATTTGGCGGTAAAAACCAACACACAATGTCAAACGTATTCAACATCATCGACGAACTATCCGCACAGGAGAGACTGCACGAGCGTTCACTCGACATCATCTACCGCCTCAAAAAGCGAGCATGGAAGAAAGATAAACTGACCGACGAGGCGCAATCGCTAAAGGGTGCGATGCATCGTGAAATGACCCTGCGCCGCCTGTCCCTCAACAATGCCTTTGCGGATATGCTATATGAGGGCTATGTTAATTCACTGACCAAAATCGTTGAACCATGAAACGAAAATACATCTGCGTCCAATCATCCTACACGCCGGAAGGATGGAAGTCATCCACATTCAACGACCTCGCCACGCGCCACGCCGGACGGAATGCTGAATCATTCTTCAGCCGCATGGTAAGCGCGGTCAACGAACTCAAACGAAATCTCTAATCCCCAATAACACAATGAAAATTGTAGCATCAAACACAGGCGGCACGACCTATGAACCCGTACCCGCCGGAACTTACATCGCCCGCTGCTTCTCGATGGTTCACATCGGGACGGTTATGGAAACCTTCCAAGGCGAATCCAAACTTCAGAACAAGGTGCGCCTCACATGGGAGTTGCCCCTTGAACTGAAGGTATTCAACGAGGATCGCGGTGAAGAACCATACACGCTCGGAAAAGAATTTACCCTCTCACTCAACGAAAAGGCAACCCTGCGTAAGTTCCTCGAAAGCTGGAGAGGCAAGGAATTTACCAAGGACGAGGCGAAGTCGTTTGACATTACGGTGTTGCTCGGCAAACCATGTATGCTGAACGTCATTCACAAGGTAAATCAAAAGAAAGGAACATCGTATGCAGAGATCGCCTCAGTGTCGCCAATGATGAAGGGGATGCAGTGTCCGGATCAGATCAGCGATACTTTCATCTTCGGGTATGATCCTTACGATCAGTGGCGTTTCGATGCGCTGCCCGACTACCTGAAGGACAAGGTGCGCGGGTCAATCGAATATCAGGCCGCGATGACGCCTAACCACACTCAGGCCGCGCCCGCACCTGAAGAAACAGCGGACGACCTTCCATTCTAAAAATACAGGAGCGCGGGTCGGTCGTCAGGTTAGAACCCGAAAGCGACCGCCGCGCCCTTTTCCAAAACCAAAGATACATGAAAGCAAGTGAAGCATTCAAAGACCTTCCCGCAACGCCGGAGCAGGTCGCGGAATTTAGCCGCCAAATCATTGACGAACTCAACGCCGGCGAACTCGACGCGCTGAAGTTCAAAATCTTCCTCAGAGGCATCGAGGTATTCATGGACAACATCAAACCCACACTGGATGAACTCGCCCGCGAGGAGGCCGAAAAGTACGGCGAAAAGTCATTCAGCCTCATGGGCGCGAAGGTCGAACTGCGCGAAGTCGGCACACGCTACGATTACTCAAAGTGCGGGTACTCGAAACTTCAGCACGTTACCACCGAATTGAAAACGTGGGAGGATCAGAAAAAGCAATGTGAGAAGTTCCTTCAGGCGTTGTCCGGAAAGACTACCGTTGTGAATGACGTGACCGGCGAAATCGAGGACGTTTACCCGCCCGTTAAATCGAGCAAGTCAAGCGTTGTGATTACGCTGGGAGGTGCGAAATGAAACGCCCCACCTTCAAGTCTTTCGTGCTGACCGAATACGGCACGATCAGCGAATTTTCCCGCAAGACGGGCGTCAGCATCAACACCGCCCGCGCGTACATCAGGCGTCCAGGCGTGATGCAAATGAGAATCATCAACCTGATTTCTGAACACACCGGAAAGGATGTGTGCGAAATCATTGAACTTACAAGGGCATGAGCGAATACACTATCCTCGACCACATCTCAACCACGCAGGGAGTGCGCGACATTACCCGCTTCGACGAGGTGACGCAACTTGTGATTGAAACGACTGCGAGGCACTATCAATTAAGTCACGAACAACTGCACTCAGACACGCGCATCAGACCAATACCTGAGGCGCGGCACTTCGTGTTCTGGGCGATGCTCATTCCGCACAAACACACCCCGCTTCAAAAGTGGTATCGGTGGAAGCTGTCTATTGTCGGTGACATCTTCGGGCAGGATCACGCCACGGCGATGCACGGCGATAAGGTAATCACGGGCAACGCGCAGACATCGCGCGATAAGTACGACCTGTACGAATCCATCTGCCGTGACCTGTTCCATCGCGGTTTCT